ATAAGTTTTTGACGGTCTATATTCAAATTACGGATGGTCTTACGCTCTTCAGATAGGAAGTGGACTATCTTGGGTATTCCTACACCCCAGAATCTTCCTGGTGTCCTATACTGATAAACTACGGCAAAAGGTAGTTCCTTATGTTTCCATGGCAGGGGTTCATCATAAATAGTTACATTATTAGCAACCACCCAATAAGCATCAATAGAACGGTTATAATAATGCAAAACTTCCACATCCTGCTCGGACATATCTTTGGGGAGTTGGAAGAATGACCTATTAGAGGTATCCCCACCCGCTTGGACATATTCGGTATCATAAAATCCATTCTTACTACCATAAATCCTATGGAACTCGTTAATATGTAAAATTTCCCGACGTACACCATCAATAGCCTCGTTAATATGTTTGGCTTTTTCATCTATATAAACAAATTCGTTAGGAATCCACTCCGTATAATCATCATCAAAATCCAAAAGTTCCTTATCTTTATAAGTTATTTTACCATCTTTATCTACACTAGTAGGGTCTTTGACGATTCGTTTATCGGTACGCCAATAATCCATCATAAAGGCTGTTCCCCGAATTGATGCTGATAACTTAGCCAAAAAGTATTGGTAGTCAAAATCCGTATTGTTCATGTTGTAAGTTAGGGAGGCATTCGCCAGTTCCTCAGTAGGTTCGTCGGATTCCTCAGTGGCATTCAAACAAGGGCGGTCTTTTCGTTCAATGGTTTCCTGCATTTGAGTTTGGATAGCCGAGAAAGCGTCTGGTAGTTGGAGGTGAGACCGCCAATCATCGGGGTCAATTTCAGGAATATACATTTCATATTCTTTGTCGGCTATTTCCCAATCGGCTTCCGCCTCCTTGCGAAGAGGGTCATCTCTCAAAGCATGATAGCGATTATAAACCGTTCTACGGATAGACCGTTGTCTCTTGTTAGGACGGTACTTAAGATTCTCGGATGAGGTTTGTTCTAATTGTTCGTTCTGTAAGTTCTGGAGTTTTGTATCCAAAGTATCATTAGCCATACTAATGTAATAATATAGTAGAGCAATAAGTACAAGGGTCTAGTAGCCAGTGATGGTAGAACGAGGTTTGTATTTTATTCTTCTTTGTCTGTGTCTATCTTCGGCGGGTACATAATTTTTAGCGTTTGGCGGGGAGGCAAATTCTAGAACATTAGCCAAAGCGTCTAAGACATCATCATGTTTAGCATCTGGAAAGAATAATAACTCCTCCACAAGTTCTTCAATTTGTGGACACTCTCGAATGTGAAAGATATGTCCACCCTCATAGAAGGGAGACAACCCTTTTATACGTTCCACCTTGTCTTTTCCATAGGATTTAATTTCAGTAATTGGTAAAAAGGTGTTTCGTCTTTTCTGTTCATTAAAAAGTTCATAAGACAAAGACTTGGTTCCAATAACTTCTAAAATAATTTTCATACCTTTACGAGCATCATCAAATTGTTTATCATTGTAAATACGAAATATCTCATTAATAATTTCTTCGTAAGTCATTTTTTTACGAATAATGTACCTAACATATAAATCTCGCATATAATCCATTCCGACTAATATAAAGGCGGCGAAGTCTGACTGTGCCCCTGATGTACGAGGGTCTGTATAGGAAGGGTCTACCAAAAGATACCAGTTTATCGGTCTACCACTAACCTCTTCCCACTTTTTATAAGCAATATTCTCTAGTTTAAAGACAGCACTCGCATCACTAATTACTTTATTAAGATACTGTTTTGAAAATATTGCAGCACCCTGTCTTCTTCTAATCTTCTCAAGTTCCTTCTCCGACAAAATTTCTGGGAAAAATAACGAGTCATCATCATTATAGGCACTTTTAGTTAGAATATTAAAATCATCTGACTCAAATTCAATAATATGACCATATAAATCTAGTTGATGCCATCGTGTTCCAATGACAATCAGCGGTTTGCCTGGGTCTAGCAGAGAAAAAGCCAGTTTATAGTGCTCTACGACTTGTTGAATTTGTTCTTTAGCCCCTGGACCCGTAGTATTTTTCTCTGAATGTAGGTCATCCATAATGATTAAATCATAGTGCATTCCATTCTTAGTCACGTCTATTCCCGCACACGAGATGGTTGGTTCTTTGAGTGGACGAGTCCGACATGGAATAATAAGTTGTGAATCAGTCCACAACTTAGCTTTGGATTTCTTTTCATAAGGATACATTCCATGAATCGCCCGAAAAACTTCACGGTATTGTTCGTTGTTCATTAAATGACCGATAATTTCTCTCAAGAATGCCTTGGACTTAGAAAATGTCTCAGAGTCCAATAGAATCCTACAATTGGGTTCGTTTAACATAAACTGTAAAGTAAATCCGATAGTCACCACCGAGGATTTAAAAGACCCCCTGGGCATTAAAAGTAGTAAAAGATTCTTACGAGCGTCAAAATCTGGGTGTTTAGTGCTTAGTCTCTCGTATAACCCGTCTGGGGTGTTCGGAAGAATAGAAGTTGTGTAATCACACAATTCCTCATGAGAATGAGGTTCCATCTTCGCATAACCCAAGACTTCTTTACATAAAAAGTAAAGGTCGGTTTTACATCTGAGAGCTATCTTTTGAAATGCCAGTTCTGTTGGGTTCATCTAATTCAAAACTCTTTTGAGCATATCTATACTTTACTATATTTTGTCACTAAACGGGAGTTTGTGTCTTCGGCTGGTCTGTACCATGATTTTTTGGGCTGTTTGTTCCAAAGATATTTCATGCGGTGATATTCTTCTCTACGACAAGGACGACACATATAGATAGGTTCTCCGTGTCTATCGTGTTTCTTTACGGACAACTCGTTCACTGAATGGCACTTGTAGCACTTCATGTTCTTAAATCATCAATTGGGTCATAGTTAGTTGGGTCAAACCCTACTTCTTCAACCCTAACAAGTTCTTTTAATAATTTAAATCTCATCTTTCTAGCACAAGGAATGTTCTCTAAGTAAAGTTGAAGTTCTACTGGTAGTTGGTATTTTTCAAACACAGGGTTGTCCCTTCTTGTGGAAATGTTTACATATTGGACATAGTTTCATTTTCGCTTCTTCTCCGCCAGGGCTTTGTCCACCAAGACAAATCCAATCCGTACAAGCCACAAGCCCAGACCGTGTATCCAGTTAGATATTCTTGACTTCATTCCCCGCCCTTCTTCTTATCTAGGAAATTAACATGTTTGGGGGTCTCTCCTTTGGTCATTAAGTAATCTGGTGTTATTCCTACATTTTCAGTTTTGGGGGTTTTGATGGGTTTACCTTCCATCTTGCTTTCTATTGAATAAGTAGCATTAGGAGCAGGAATACCCTTTGCAAAAATGTTAGTACTAGTTTTAAACTCTTCTGGGGGATTCAACGCATTATGGATAAGCAGAGATTTTTCTTTACAAGCCATCCACTTCTCATCATCTTCTTCTCGGATATATACACTACGTTGCGGCATTAAATTTTCTCCACCCGTTCCCTCCAAACATAATTACCATCTAGGAGTTTTACAAGGTACTCGGTTCTACTTTGTTTTCCATTTTCCTTATAGCCAACAAACTTCTTTATATAGTTTGTTGATTGCCACGAACGGGACTTAATAATCTTTCCCTCTAATAATTTATATTCATTGTCTTCGTATCCCCACACGAGTACCTTATTGCCCTTTTTCAAGCCTGTTGTTCTAAATTCTTTTTTCATGCCTACAGTATATAGTACATATAGTATATATGTCAAGTATATAATTTTTTTATGCTGGGCTAGGGGTGATACTAACCTCCGCAGAGAAGACCGCATGTTACTAATCAGGGTGCTATGGTGGTCTCATCATCATTGAATAATCAACACTATATATAGCGTACATTAACTATAAAAGCCTTATATTTGACATACATATATAATTAACACTAGTAATCATGTTGTAATAGAGTCGTACAATGTGCATTTCACGACCCTGTATGTACTATATAGTATGTATGTATACTCAAGTATGCACACTAACAGGGCTTAAAAGGGCTGTATGTAGGGCGTTACTAAGATTAACCCCAATCAGTTACACACTCTTATCTATCTAATAAACAATCAATCTATACAGACTAATACTAACTATCATTACCTTTATTCTTTAACACTCTAATCATTTGTAACTCATCTCCTTCTTTAAGGGCTTTATTTAATACTTCACTACCTTCTTGCTTTATATCATTATCAAACTTTAAGAATCTCTCAGCTTGTCTATTAGCATTCAACCTAACAGTATGGTCGGGTACTTCATAATCAGGCTCAGTATGACTTGTGACTATTTTAGTAGCTTTCATGGCTTGTCCTATATTCTCAATGTATTGGTTTTTAGTCACTCCATGTTTATTAAGTAATACGTCTAACTCCTTATCACGATATTGTGCGACATGCGTTTTTCCTAACACACGTGATACTAACACCGCCTGGCTTTCAGGCGTGGCATTTGGATACTCAACAGCTCCAATTTCCTTGTTACTGAGACCTTTAGCACTCGCTAAAGCTATGCGTCTGTCTTTAGCTGATAATTTAACCATTTAATAACCTGCTCAATTCATTAATCATTAGCTGTCTATTCTCCACCTCATTACATTCCTCATAATCTTCACTCATCTGGAAACATTCAAAGTGCCAAGGGAATGTACCCAACTCGTTATCACTCCAGCCCCAGTCCGGTTCGTCAAAGTCTATCTGCCTATTACAATAAGGACACATAAACTTATAATACTCTAATGCTTTAATTCAGCCAACATATCAGCCAGTGTCCACATCAAATGTTCAATCTCCGAGTCACAATGCTTATATCCTAGTTCCTTGCATAGCTTTCTAATCTTTCTGTAATTGCTTATTCTTTTTAGCATACTGGAATACTACCATAACTAGCAAAGAAATTGACTTTATGTTATACAACAAGTGTTAAGTTATGAACACCCTAGCTTGACAGACTGTAAATGGGCGTGGTAAACTAAGGACAGTTAAGTTGAAAAGCTTAACCGAACCTAGACAAATAGAGCAACGAGCGTAAACTAGCAGGTTTTAACCTATGACAGTCTTACGCTCAAGCTCCCAAGGTAATCAGCAATAGCACTTTCACAATTCAAAACTTGAACATAAGACAATGAATAGTCAGCTAGAAATGAGTTGATAATGAAACGGGAAACAGCAGTTTGGTTACTTAAAAAAACTACGGAAGATGAAAAAAGAATAGAGACAACGCTAGATAACCTTCTATGGCTAGAAGATATGACAGGCTATGAATGCCCGGAAATATCCGAGGCCATAAAGGTTTTACAGACACTATAACAATAAACTAAAGACTTCAGAGTTAGGCAGAGTTTTGAGAAGTCTTTACTCTGTCTTACCCTTAATTGCTGGCTATTCGCTTTCTTGTGTTCAAGATAACACCAGAGTTCTGCTCTTAAAAGTATTCTGGTGTTAAATATAGGTAGATTGCTCGTTAAATAATAATAAGGAGTAATCAAATGAGTGACACTAATATCGGGCTACTGCATGATAGGAACGACCATCATTTAATTGTGGCCTTTGAAAGACGACTAGAAAACAAAACAATTTTTAGGATTGAGGAAAGTTGGGACGGTGAAACAATCCAAGAAAACTTTGATAATGAGAAAGAGTTACTAGAAGCCTTTAAGAACAAAGTGTAGCCAACGCCAGCATTTAGCTGGCAATCTGCCTATATAAGTTAGTCGTGATGAACAATCAAATTAGGGCTTAGAAAAAGATAATCTTGCCATCCGTTTATTATCTAAACTGGTATATGTTTGGTCGGTCTAGGAGGTCGGTTTGATTGTTCTTTGGGGCTAATTTAGTTAGTCTCTAGCTGGTAGTAGTCCTGATAAGGGGCTGGAGTGTCGCAACCGCTACTACCAGCACCAAAATAAATAAACAGAAAGAAAAACATGGAAACAATTAAAAATATATTAACAGTAACTTTAATCTTCATAGCAGTATTTATGCTGTTATGTTTGTAGGGAGTAATGATGAAACTTAAAGAAAAAGTTTATGGATTGTGCGGTGCTGTTGATGTAGAAGTCTATCGTACTTTTAGTCAAAGGCGACCATTCATAGTCAAGTCTAACAATATTATCTTGGCACACACGGACACGGAAGAAAAGGCTAGAATGTACGCAGAGGCTTACAATGAGGGCTATGCTCAACGTGGACTAGACGACTATAACAAGAAAGCTTAAACTAATGCACCTAATTAAATATCTTTACTGGTCGCTAGTAGTGCTTATTTGCGAAGGAGCATTACGCCTAACAACGAAATGGAGTGAGTGATGAGTAAGTGTCCACAGTGCGGTGAAGATTTAGCACTCTCAATTGAGGGAGGATACTACTATTGTACCAATCCAGACTGCAACTTTGAGAGTGATAATATACTGAGGTTTGAATAATGTTCTACATAGTTTTAGCGGTAACAATAATCTTTAGTACTTTACTGGGCTGTTGGATAGCAGGTAAAGTACAGCCAGATATATAAGAATTGAGCCTTCACAGGCTCTTTTTTTATACCACAAATAAGCCTACATTTTTTAACGTGAGCCACAGTAGGCTACCTCACAGCTTGCACCAACCTTTGCATAGGTGGGCTATATGTAGGGTTGCCTTTATTGACTAGCCTGTGTCGAAGTAATATGTAATTACTATAGAGTT